CAGACATTCCTTCTACACCTTCAGCATCTGCGTCTCTTTCTCCGGCAGATACTACGTTAATATTTTCAAAGTCATATAGTTCGCCGTTATACTTATTGGCAAGGTTCTTAAACTCACCAAGTCTATCTGCACCAACAACAATAGTAACTTCAGCATATCCATCATCATATGCTCCCTGAAGAACATTGAAAATAGTTTTCATATTATCGTCATTGATAATATTGTCCTCATACTTAGAGAACATCTTTTTCATATATTTAACCTTAGAATCAGGATCCAAAGGATTCTTTTTAGCATCCTGAGACCTTGAAGGATATACCTTAAAGTCAGACCCAGCAGATATTCCGTATGCAGTGTCAAGCAATTTCTTATGACCTGTTGTTGGTGGATTGAAACGACCAAATACAACAGTTACTGTGTTACTTTGACTCTCCTCACTTTCACCTGCTTCAGGTGATATAGATGCAGTTGTCTTCTGAGGAGTTGTTGCTGCTTTTGCTTTCTTTTCAGAATCCTCTGGTTGATCCTTACCAGGTTTCTGACCTTTATTATAAAACTTTAATTCTCCACCTTCAGTTTTCGCAACAAATTCTCCAGACGCATTATACCAACCACCATGCCCATCCGTCTTAAGACCCATTTTCTTGGCTCTTTCGGATGCAACGGATGCTTTTGCTTCAGTAAAGAATTTTAGAAAGTTCTTCATTTATATTGTAAGTCCTTATACTTTATTTATCACTCTAGTTTTATATAAGGTGCAGAATACGTTGCCTGAGAACTTGCATAAAGATAAAAATCTTGAACAACTTGATTTCTGATTTGAGCAGGTGCGTTTGAAATTGTAGTAAGCAGTATCATTACAAGATACTTTGAATACCTATACTTATCACTTCTTTGTTTTATCATCTCAACAGTTTGATCTAGTTGATTTGATTTTACAATTCCAGAAGTTATCATCATTTGTGCAATATTTTTTGCATGTTGATCAGTATTATTTCTAGCAAGTTGAGCAGACACCAATGAAGTCGGCAACTTTGAAAGACCGTGCCTATTTAAAATAAAGTTAATAGGACCTAATGATATCTTACCCTGGTTTGCAGATGCACCTTTGATTTCCCCCTGCCATCCCGTGAGAGATACTTCACCACCAAAACTTCTAAACTGAATTTTCTCTGTAGTTTGAGAACCCCATTGAATATATCCATCCATGGCATCAAGATTTGTACTGGTTCCTCTATAAGAAGCAGTCATCAATTTCTTATCGGTAGGAAAGTTCTTCTTACTTATTCTACCAGTTCCAGTTATCTTCTTAAGAGAAACACCAATCAATTGATTAGATTGAATGAACTCAAACATTTTTTCATTGAGTCCTTTCAATGTTTTTTCTGCTTGAAGCGCACCAACATTAAACCCACCACCTACCATATAGATGTCAGCAGGACTCCATTTATTTAAATTTCCAAATGCTCCTTCTTGCCTATTGATCGCAGTAAATGTCTTTTCAACTGCATCAACTAACTTTGAACCTCTATGAAAAGTAAACTTTCCTTTCCCTTTGTACATTCTATACAAGGAATTTGCGCCAGCAATAGAAGAATTAATCCAGTCGTCTGGCAAATTATTTACCATACTGTCAAACTTTTCATCAGTAATAGCAGAACCCGCTGCCCTAGTAAAGTTTTCTTTGGTTACATCCTTGATAGACATTTCACGACCAAGGACATTAAACACAAGAGCAGCGTACAGTGCTTGAGAAGACTCTGCAAGTTTAGTCAGTGCTGCTCCAGCACCAGAACCGCCACCAGCACCTTTCTTATAGATTAGTTTGATAACTCCCTTTTTCAAAGGAATCTTAGTTACGGGGAATGAAGACTCACTCTTTTCAATCTCATTGACATATCTTACCCTCAACTGATTAAGTCTCTTAGATATTTTATCCTGTATCTCTGCTCTTTGAGAAGATATGACACGTATTTTATCTACTTTCGGTCCTGCTTTTATAACCTTAGTTTGAACTCCTTGCAAAGCAGAGTTTATTGCAAGTAATACCTCAGAGTCAGACATTGTAGGTTATACTATTTTAAGTATTTAGAATAGGAAAAAAAAATTAAAGTTTTCCGCCAATAAATGCATCACCAACAACTCTGGTGTATTGTTCTAATGTACCATCTTGCTCACACTTAAGATGCCAACGTGTCATAAGAGTGACACCATCTTTAGTAGCACCAGTCATCATCTGACGACCTTGCTTTGTCATTGACGAATACAAACCATAACGAGTCTTCCACACGTAAAACACCTCATCTATGAGTTCGGCACCTTCAGGAACTTTAACCTCTTCGGTTTTAGTCTGATCAGAGTTCATATGCTGCCCACTGACCATTAGTTTTAATTGCTACAGTTCCAGGTGGTACATTCTTTGGAGATTCTACGATTTGTGCTCCATCTTCATTAATTTTCTTATTAAATCCGAATGGACCTTCTTTATCGTCTAATGCAAGTTTTAATGCCACACCACCAACTGCTTCCATTACTTTGATAATATCTTCAGGTTTAGCATCTTCACCAAGTTCTTTGGCAACGTACCAATACTTAGGCCAGAACGTTTCTCCTGCTTTTTGATAGTCTTCTAGTGTGAGTAGTTTCATTTGCCTCCTGTTTCATAGTTTAGTTTATCGTCTTGCTCTTTTAACTTACGCTGACGAATGCCTTCATGAAGAGCAGCAATTGCTGCTTTAGTCTCAGTAGTTTCTTCCCACTCCCATTGCTGCTTATGCTTATTCTTAAATGATTTTTTACTCATACATCTCCTTCAACTCGGTTTTCAGAGTAGTGAATATCAAACTCACCGCCAGGATATCTTGACTTGAGTTTATCAACATTCATCTCAATGATATCATCAAGAGAAATATTAAGTCCCATACATGCCTGAGCAACATACCACATGATATCTCCAAGTTCACGTTTAAGATGAAACAGATTTTCAACGTTGACAGGTTTGCCCTGGAAGACAATCTTCTTAACGATCTCAGTAAATTCACCTGCCTCAGCAGACATTCCTACAGCAGCAGTAAGAAGTCGTTGTGTTTCAAATCCTTCTCCTCGAAGTTCTTGAATACGATACTCAAAAGCATCGGCATCTTTACTGGGTTGAGATGTGACAGCATCTACAAACTCAAGATATGCGTCAGTGTTTACATTACTCATAAGTCTAATTTGGGTTGTTCGGATTGTTGTATTTGTAATTTTTGTCCTTGAACTTCAATATATTCTACCTCTTTCCAACTACCACCAACACCACCGTCCATATTGACGACAATATCTTTAGTTGGAAGTTTGGGTCTTTCTAAAAGTTTGACCTCAACAGTTTCATAGATTGGTTTAAATTGGTAATAGTGACCATCACCTCTTGTCCTAAGAAGATTAACGGCATCTTTAATAGATCCGCAATCAGCAATCTTTTTACCAGTTGGATCAAATACAGAGTAGTATCCGTTCAAAACTTAAATCCTGAAAATGATTTTTTAGTTCTCTCCTCATCATTATACTCCTCTTCCTTACCATTGTCAAGAATATCATCTTGTGCAGTCTGCTCACAATCATACAAACGCATCTTGGCACGATCAATACCAACTACAAACCTCTTACAAAGGTTGGCATCGTTATAACGATTCTTCAATTGCTTCACAAGTATCTGTCCCAAGGATTCGAGTTCTTCAGTTGAAATAAGGGCAAACATAAGATCAGCAGTAGCAGGGAGACCAAAGGACTCAGAAGTGTCAGTAAGCTCAACATCAGAGCTACCATAACCAGAACGAGTGGTCTGCGTGGCAGAAAAGATAGGGACGTTTGCTTCAACAGCCAATCCTCTAAGTTCTTCAGCAATTGCTTTAATATATGAATATGAATTGACATTGCTGTTTCCGCGATACCTTTCGGAAGCACATATATTAAGGTAATCAATGAAAATAATATCAGGTCTAAATGACTTCTTAAGTGCAAGTTCATTAAGGAGTGATCTAAAATGTCCACTATGTGCGCTTGCAGTTGGATATTCTTTAATTATAAGAGTACCTTGAGTTTTGTCAGCAAGTTTTGTTATTTTACTTTCAAACACACTCTTCGGCAGTTCATCAATATCCTGAATAGGAACATTCAAGAGGTTCGCATCAATTCTTTCAGCAATGCGTTCTTCTGCCATTTCCATTGTAATGTAGAGAACGTTCCTCCCCTGGAGCAAGACGGAGCTAGCCACATGGCACATGAATAAAGATTTCCCGACACCCGTACCAGCAAGAGCGATATTAAGAGTTTTGTTAGGGATCCCGCCTTTCGTGATTTTATTAAAGTAGTCGATATCAAACTCAATTTTTTCCTCCTTTCTATGATAGGTTTCGTATCGTGATTCATAGTCTTGTAAGTAATCATGACCAATGTGATTATCAAAACTAACTGATAGTGCATCAGAAAGAATTGATGGGATTGCATCACGATTTTTTTTCTCATCATTGCCATCAGCAATGTGAATTGATTCCATCAGTGCTTGATAGATTGCACGATCGCGACACCACTTTTCAGTTGTATCAGTCAACCATTCCTGTTCTACAGGAACATCTTCCAAACATTGAATAAGTTGAACAAGTTCTCTGAAAGAGTTCTCATTCACATCATTGCGCTTCTCAACTTCAATTAGAAGAACTTCTTTAGTAGCAAGTTCGTTATATTCTTGGATGAACTTGAAGATTTCTTCAAAGACAATCTTTTGATTTAAGTTTTCAAAATATTCACTTTTAATAAAAGGAATTACCTTTCTTGCGTAATCTTCATTAAACAATATGTTTCTAAGAATTAGAAACTCAACCTTCTCCATAACTAAATTCTCTTTGTGCGATTTCGTCAAGTTTTTGCATCACTTCTTCAGTGAAATAAACCTCAGGTTCTTTAAGGATTGCTTTGGCATATATTTTCTTACCATCTATCTCATAACGACCTGCAACATTTTTCCAGAGACCTCCCAGTTCACCCAACTCAAGAAGACCGTAATATCGATCAAGACCACGCTCATCGTAATAGAGACGTATAGTAACATCCTTATTCTCCTTGCTTAAACGTGACTTGTGAGTCTTAGCCTTGATAAGGTTTCCAATGACTTCTGTTCCATCCTTCTCCTTTTTCTTACTGAGATAGATGATTGAAGATGCAGCATACTTAAGACCACTACCTCCACCCATTTCTTTCATTGGTACATAAGAACCAATGACATCATAGGTATGGTTAGTGACGATTAGTGGGATTTTTGCTTGACCCAACTTGAGTGTGAGCATTCTAAATGCACCTTTAATGAGTTGAGATTTGGTCATGTCCCGAACTTGCTTGTCGTCTAGTGCGTCACGAATCTCCTTCTCAGTCGATAGCATACCAAGGGAGTCTAGCACAAACATACACGGTTTGCGGTCTGCCTCAGGTGTCTTAAGATAGATATCCACTGCCTTGAGTGCCTTTTGGCGAAACTCTTCGACAGTTACTACATTAACAACGACCAAACGTGAGAGATCAATTCCTCTACTTTCGAGAAGAGATTTATTAACTGCTGCCTCGGTGTCAAAATAAAGGCAATATCCGTCAGGATTAGAATCAAGAAAG